ACCCTGAAACTGGTGCCGAAGTCATCCGCGTAGGCGAGTTGATTCTTCCGAAAGGGCACGTGGTTATACCTCCAGGCGATTACGATGGTGAGTTCGGGATTGTTGTCGGCTATGATAAGCAGATAGGGGGGCAACTTGTGCGTTTGATTCCTCGCAACAAATCTACGGCTTCTTACGTTTCACCCGAAAAAACCGGACAGGTCAAACCTGCCTGAAGGTTTCCCGCCCTGCGTGTTCAGGGCGTTTTTATGAGCGGTTGTGTAAGTCGTGGCGCTCCATGCTTCGACTGCTCTTATAAACGCAAGGGAAAAAAAATGAACGAAAAATTAGGCTTTGCTCTGCTCTGCATCCTGTTCTGTCTGCCATCGGTTAGTTTTGCCGGATGGCTTCACGATAACACTTGTTATGCGACTGAACAGGAAGCGGTCGACGCTCACTTTTCTTCTTGGGTTCCGGTCATTCGGGCCAAAACAATGGCCGTACATGTGTATGACGATGCCTTTAATGTGGCTGGTGTTTGGCATTTGAATGAATATGAAATAAGGGACGGTGTCGCGGCAATGTTCCTCGTTCATTCAATCCCGTTTCCTGTTCCTACTTTTGCAACGTGTATCGAAAATTCCTTCGTTACTGCTCCTGGAATTCAAAAAAGTTTTGAATTCGGTTTTTACGTTGTCGCTGCATTGGCCTCTTTCGGACTTGTGATCGGTTTCGCTCTTTTGGCTATTAAAAAGTTGTAGGCGTTTTGCCGCAAGGGTGGCAACTGCTCCTCAGTTGTATATTCAGAAAGGAATCCAAAATGGATGCAATTCTTGCAGCAGTTGACTTCACTGGCGTGGCTATTTGGGTTGGTGTGGCTGGTATTGCCATCATCGGCATCGCAATGGCCTTCAAGGGTGTCGACCTTGGCAAGCGCGGCGTGCGCAAGGCTTAAGCCATGATGTCTGGAGAGGTTTTAACCCTTGTTTATACGTTGTTCGCTGTTCTTGGCGGCCTCTCCGCTTTCCTTGTTTTTCTTTTCATTCAAAAGGCCTTCCAATGAATCCAATTGTTGGCTTTTTTCTAATTTTTGCTTTGATGATCTGGGGGCATGATTCAATTGCAGCGGTCGAAGAAGTAACACCTCTAACGCAAGATGTTTTTGAGGTTGGCGCAACTGGCTATACTGGTAACACGCCTGCTAATGCTTACACTGTCCATTTAATTGCTAACAATCGTTCAGTTTCTGCTGGTTACTATGTCGGCATATCAGTAGAACAACCAAACTATTCCGTTCCACCTAATACTTATTGGGTTTGTCAAATTCGTTCATCCGATGGATTTGAGTCGTCTTGCACTTATGTCTATCGTCGTTCATCTGCCTCCTGTCCAGCAGTAACTGACGGACTAGGCCCTTACACTTACAACACAAATACCGCGCTTTGCCAGCGTGTCCTTACTGATCCGGTCTGTATTGCTGATCAAACAATTCAATCAGGTTTCTACAATGTCGGAACCGTCGATTCTGCCGTCCTCCCTACATTTGCTTGTAATGATGGTTGTTTGGCAATGGCAAGCGGGATTTCATCGGTTACTCGTCGCGGTTTGGTTGGTGGTGTTTACTATTATTATGCTGGCCCTGCTGATTACTATACTACTGGCGAGACATGTACGGCCGGCCCTTCTGTTCCTCAATCTACTGCCGCTGTCGATTCAAAAGGAACTTGCGCACCTGGACAAAGTTTTGCCACGATGAACGGGCGCACAATTTGTATAGATTCAAATACTGGCGAGACTGTAAGTCCTTATTCCGCTTCTGCCGTCGCTGCTGCTGAAACAATGAATCAAGGCGATTTGCAAGAAGCTATTGATGCTGCTTCTGCCGTTGCTGCTGCAAACGGTCTTGATTCTGGCACTGCTGCTGCTATTGCTGCTGGCACTGCTGCTGCAAATCAATTACCTCCTGATGCCCTTCTGGAAAAATCTTTTTGCGAAAAAAATCCTAGTGATCCCACCTGCAAGAAGCCGTCCTCGTTTGGCGCGCCATCCGGTGTTCGTCCTGATGTTACCCAGTCGTGGTATGTAAAAAAATATCCTGACGGGGTAGGCGGTGTAATGACTGCATCTTTCAATGATATGAAGGCAACTCCTCTTTATGGTTTTCTGGATTCCTTTCGTGTCCAGGTGAACTCCGCTCCATTTGATGGCTGCTTTAGTTTTAATGTTTGGCTTGTTGGTGATGTTCCTCTGTGTATTCCTTCCGGCGTGCTGACTTTCATCAGTATCGTTTTGATCATAACTGCGCTTTTTGCAGCGCGCTCTATTATTTTCGGGGGCTGATATGGAAGATGCTTTGCAATGGATTTCTGAATTTCTGGATTCTATTGTTCAGTGGTTATTCGATCTTGTAAAAACTGTTTTTCTCGTCCTTTGGGATATGCTCGTTGATCTGTTTTGTTTCATTGTCGAAATGGTGCTCGATGCTGTAGTTCTTCTTCTCGCGCAGATTCCGATTCCTGTCAGTTGGAGCCTTCAAAGTCTTTTCGATGTGCTTCCGGCATCTGTTCTTTCCATGCTTTCTGCCATTGGTTTTACTCAAGCTCTTGGTATTGTGCTGGTGGCTTTGGGCATTCGCTTTCTTCTGCAACTGATTCCGTTCATTCGGTTGGGGTCGTAATGATCAATCTTCTTCTAGGTCAGCCTGGCGGTGGTAAAAGTTATGAGGCTGTAGCGTTTCATATTCTTCCTGCGCTCGCTCAAGGTCGCAAAGTTATTACTAATATGCCTCTTGATCTCGAGCATATTTGTTCTATAGATACTTCTTATCGTGCGTTGATTTCCTTGCGGCAAAATGACGTTGAGATTCAAAAGGAAGTAAGTCGTTGGAACTTGTTTCATCGTTCCTTCGATACTCACACTGTTAATCAGGTCGCAAGGCCCTTTGCGACGATGTTGGACTATGCTGACCCTTGGCGGCATCCTGAGACAGGGGCGGGGCCTCTTTACGTGATTGATGAATGTCATAAAGCTTTGCCGCGTGGAAAGACCGATCAGCTCGTTGAAGAATGGTTCGCTGAGCACCGCCATGAGTTTGCTGATGTTCTTCTAATTACTCAAAGCTATGGCAAAATTTCTGCTGCTATTGTCGATCTTGTCCAGGTTTGTTATAGGGTTAAAAAGGCAACTGCGTTTGGCACCAATAAGAGCTACATTCGCAAAGTTCTTGATGGTGTTCGGGGTGAGGTTGTAAATGAATCAATCCGTACTTATAACCCGACATTTTTTCGCTTTTACAAGTCTCACACTCGGAGTGATTCCGCAGGTAAAGAACTTGCCGCAAGTGATATTAAGCCTATTTGGATGCGCTGGCCTTTTTTGGGTGCTGCTGTATGTCTGGTTCTTGTCCTGGGCATTTTGATGTTCAGTAATGTCAAGGTAAATCCGATTAGTAATGCTCAATCTGCTGTTGCTTCTGGCCCTCGTACTGTTTCCGGTGTTTCGCTTGAGCCTTACACGCCTTCTTCTGCATCTGCTTCCGTTCGAGCTCAGGCTTCCCCAACATCTGCTCCTGTTCGAGCTCCGGCTTCTCCTGCTGTTGTCCATGAGCCTGCGCCGTCTTCTCACCCATTTTCAAATCTTAGGCTGCATATTGTTGGTTATGTTCAGTCTGGTGATCGTGATCGTTATAGCTTTAGTGCTTCGCAAAATGGTATGCATCAGTTCTATGTTAATTCCGATGAACTTAAAGAATCGGGATACTCGGTCAAGCGCCTTTCGGATTGTTCTGCCTCAATTTCTTTCGAGAAGATTCGTTTTTATGTTACCTGTGATTCTCCGGTTCAAGGTTTTACCGGCACTGCACAAGTCGTTGGCCTCTAGTGTTTGCCCATATCCAAAACATGAATGGGAATGCTCTCTCTTTTGTTTCTGCTGCTTTCTTGGGTTTTTTTATAGTCCATCCGGCTTTGCATTCAGCAATAAATGAACGCAAAAAATCTACAGTGTCTTGGTTGAAAAATTCGAAGGCTGTTTGTAGTGCCTTGAAGGTTTCGCCGTTCATGTATTTTCTTGAAAGTTTCATTTCCTCGCGCTCCTTGGGTCTGCCCGTTGGTGACAGCGCTTCGGACTGTTTTATCGTCCGAAGGGCTATCGCCAACGGGCATGGCCAACTTGCTTTACGTAGTAGAACGATAGTCAAGCCTTTTTTGGTCGAGTGGTGCGGCCAGCGCGCAGGAAATAGTTTCATCATTTCCGAGCACTGCCACGGTCGGCCAAAAAACCCGCAGGGCTTGGGCTTTACTTTCGTTCTACGTAGTGGATTGAGCGCCCTCTTTCATCGGAGTGACGCGCCGCCGCACGCGAGCAGCCGCAGCGTAGCGAGGAAGGCGTAGCGTGCGCGCGAAGCGCGCCGCTTAACTTGTAATACGGACACATAAGCAAATAGATGGCGCAAATCGCCTGATTGCACCGGTTTGGACGGTTTGGGTATTAAGTGGTTTTGTAGTTAGAAGGGCAAAAAGATGCCCCAGCAGGACGCGAATCCTCTGGGGCTGTTCAGCAAGTCATTTAGGGGAGCATTGCCTAATGAGCGCACCTATACGCCGTAAATGGGATGTAGTCAACGACTGCCCATGCACAAAAAAGCCAAATCTCGTACAAGAGGTACGCCGTCGCCTACAGGCAGAAGCCGCACCGATACCGTATTACTGGGCGAAAGTTGTGCATCTTCCGCACGGTCAGACTGAAGTAAGCGTTACTCCTGCAAACCGTGACGCGATCATTAATTTGCGCATGGGTTTTAATCCCTTGTTGGATTGTCCGCGCAAGCGTCGTACAGTTGAGGAACAGGCGGTACGTGATGCGGAAAATCGCGCACGGTCTGCGAAGCGCGCAAGGCAATCCGTTCGGTATTTGGTCAAGTCGATATTTGCAGATCACATGTTGACTTTTGCCTATCGGGAAAATGTCGAGGATCGTGCACAGGTTGCCTCTGATTGGAAAGAGGCCGTTCGCCTTTTTCGTGTCCGGTATCCTGACTGGCAATATTTGGCGGTTCTCGAGAAACAGGATCGGGGCGCGTATCATATCCATGTTGCCGTTACTGGTAGGCAAGATATACGCTGGTTGCTGCGCTGCTGGCTGCTTGCCATAGGTCAACCCCCGTCTGATGTGTCTGCGTGGCTTGTAGGGGGTGCAAAACTTGGTGAGAAGTCTATGGGCGCGGTCAACGTTCAAGGGCCTGCGCGTAGGTGGGGCGGTACTGCAAAAAAATGGAAGCGTAATAAGCTCGCCGGATATTTGACGAAGTACATAGGCAAAGAGTTTGAAGAGGGTGACAAAAATGCAAAAAAGTATTGGCACAGTCGCAACATTATTAGACCGCGTATAGAAAGGTTCTGGCTGCGTGCTGATACCTTTGCGGGGGCAGTATCAGAAGCGCATGATTTGATTTACTACACGGGCGTAACGGACCTGAATATGTGGGCTGACGAGGCGGCGGGCGTTATTTGGATTACTGGTGAAACTGAGCGAGAATTAATAGGCAAGGTTACGTCGGGTGCTGCGTTTTTGTTGGACTAATTCGGCGCGCTCCAAAAATGTTGTTGACAAGACGCTAGAAATGACCCAAAGTGTGCTTACTCCATTTCGGAGCCAACTTTAGGGGCGCATCATGGTTGAGCAAGTCGGGAAAAATCTCTATCGGGTTTCAATCCCGTTTGAATATAAGTTTTTTTCTACTCGTGTTCTCGCTGATGCATTCCTTCAATTATGGGAGCGCAAAAAATGAAGGCACGCATACAGGTCTTATCCGTCAACGAACGCAAGGGCAACAAAAACGGCAAGGATTGGAAAATGCACGTTTGTCAGTGCATCGCCTATCCGCTTGACCCTGAAACTGGTGTCGAAGTCATCCGCGTAGGCGAGTTGATTCTTCCGAAAGGTCATGAGGTGATCCCCCCAGGTGATTACGACGGCGAGTTCGGTATTGTCGTCGGTTACGATAAACAGATTGGCGGGCAATTAGTTCGTCTGATCCCTCGCCTCAAATCAACTTCTTCTTTTGTTGTACCTGAAAAAACCGGACAGGTTAAGCCTGCCTAAAGGTTTCCCGCCCTGCGTGTTCAGGGCGTTTTAATGAGCGGCTGTGTAAGTCGTGGCGCTCCATGCTTCGGCTGCTCTTCAAAACGTTAGGGGGAAAGTATGAAAGAAAAACTTGGCCTGTTTCTGCTTTTTTTCTTGCTTTGTTTGCCTTCGGTAAGCTTTGCGGGGTGGCTCTATAATTCCACTTGTTACCCTACTGAATTAGAGGCCGTTGATGCACACTTCGCTTCATGGCCTCCTGTTCTTTTGGCTAAAACTAAGGCCGTTTCTGTTTACCATAATGCAACTTATGTTGGCGGATCGTGGAATCTTAACAAGTATGAAATAAGAGACGGTGGCGCTGCAATGTCCCTCGTTTATTCAATCCCGTTTCCTGTTCCTACTTTTGCAACTTGTATTGATAATTCTTTCGTCACTGCGGTGGGAATTCAAAAAAGTTTTGAATTCGGTTTTTATGTTGTCGCTGCATTGGCTTCGCTCGGACTCGTGATTAGCTTTGCTCTTTTGGCTATTAAAAAGTTGTAGGCGTTTTGCCGCAAGGGTGGCAACTGCTCAACAGTTGTAATTTTTTAAGGGGTTTAAAATGGATCTAATTCTCGCAGCAGTTGACTTTACTGGCGTGGCTGTATGGGTCGGTGCGGCTGGCATCGCTATTATCGGCATCGCAATGGCTTTCAAAGGCGTCGATCTCGGCAAGCGCGGCGTACGCAAGGCCTAAGTCATGATAATCGGAGAGGTTTTATCCTTGGTTTATACGTTGTTCGCTGTGCTTGGCGGCCTCTCCGCTTTTCTCGTTTTTCTTTTTATTCAAAAGACCGTCCAATGAATCCATTAGTCGGTTTTTTCCTGATTTTAGGATTAGTGAGTTGGGCGCATGATTCTATTGCTGCGGTTGAAACTGCACCATTTGCAACAGGCCAGCGGGGATTTTCTTGGGCGATTAATAAACCAATTTTTAATGATGCTTCTTTGACTTGTACCAACTATGCCAAAATCGAACTCGGTAGTCCGCCCGATTACGAAGTTTCTTCTGTTGGTGCAATGCAGTATTCGAACGGTTTGCCAAGTTCTTTCCGATGTGCAATCCGTCGCTATGATGGCAATATCACTTATAAATGGATGTTTACCTATACGGTTCAAACTCTAACTTGTCCGGCTGATACTGACGGTCTTGGTGCTTGGGTTGACGATCCTGTTGTCAATTATTTTGGTTGTTCTAGAACTGTGCCTGATGTTCCTGCATGTACTGCTGGTGATCTAGTTCAATCTGGGTTTTACAATGTTGGAACTGTCGATACGGCCGTTCTTCCCGTCCTTGCTTGTAACAATGGCTGTGTAGCGATTTCCTCAGGCACTGTTTCGGTTACGCGCCGCGCCTTGGTTGGTGGTGTCTATAATTATTATGCTGGTCCCGCAAATTTCACTACTACTGGCGAGACTTGTACTGGTGGCCCTTCCGTTCCTCAATCTACTGCTTCTATCGATTCCAATGGTACTTGTGCATCTGGGCAAAGTTTTGCCACGATGAACGGGCGCACAATCTGTATAGATTCAAATACGGGCCAAACTGTAAGTCCTAATTCCGCTTCCGCCGTGTCTGCCGCTGAGGCTTTGAATCAAGGCAATTTACAAGAAGCTATTGGTGCTGCTTCTTCTGCTGCTGCTGCTGCTGGTCTTGATGTTGGTACTGCTGCTGCTGTTGCTGCTGGCGCTGCTGCTGCTAACCAACTGCCTCCTGATGCCCTTTTGGAAAAATCTTTTTGCGAAAAAAATCCTAGTGATCCCACCTGTAAAAAGCCGTCCACGTTTGTCTCACCTTCTGGCGCCCGGCCTGATGTATCTCAATCATGGTATGTAAGAAAATTTCCTGACGGTGTGGGCGGTGTAATGACTGCATCTTTCACCGAAATGCAAGCGACTCCGCTATATGGTTTTTTGGACTCTTTCCGTGTTCAGGTGAACGCTGCCGCATTTGATGGTTGCTTTAGTTTCAATGTTTGGCTTGTTGGTGATGTGCCTCTGTGTATTCCTTCTGGTGTGCTGACTTTTATCAGCATCGTTTTGACCATAAGTGCTCTTTTTGCAGCGCGCTCTATTATTTTCGGGGGCTGATATGGAAGATGCTTTGCAATGGATTTCGGAATTTCTGGATTCTATCGTTCAGTGGTTTTTCGACCTTGTCAAAACTGCTTTTCTCGTCCTTTGGGATATGCTCTTGGACCTGTTTAGCTTCATCGTAAAAATGGTTCTCGATGCTGTAGTTCTTCTTCTTGCACAGATTCCCATTCCTGTTAGCTGGAGCCTCCAAAGTCTTTTTGATGTGCTTCCTGCTTCTGTTCTTTCCATGCTTTCCGCAATAGGCTTTACTCAAGCTCTCGGCATCGTGCTGGTGGCTTTGGGCATTCGCTTCCTTCTGCAACTGATTCCGTTTATTCGGTTGGGGTCGTAATGATTAATCTTCTTCTTGGTCAGCCAGGCGGTGGGAAGAGTTATGAGGCTGTAGCGTTTCATATTCTTCCCGCTCTCGCTCAAGGTCGCAAAGTCATTACAAATATGCCTCTTGATCTCGAGCATATTTGTGCCATCGATCCCACGTATCGTGCGTTGATTTCCTTGCGTCAAAAGGACGTTGAGATTCAAAAGGACGTTAGGCGTTGGAACTTGTTTCACCGTTCCTTTGATTCTCACACTGTTAAGCAGGTCGCAAGGCCTTTTGCGACGATGTTGGATTATGCTGACCCGTGGCGTCACCCTGAAACTGG